CTACGCGTCCTCTAATCCTTGGCTGGCTGGCTGGCTGGCTGGCTGGCTGGCTGGCTGGCTCGGTCTGCCCATTACCATTACTACCTCACCAATTACGCGCATACGTCCTTGCATTATTTCATCGTGGCCTATGAACTCTTCAGAATATTCGGGATTGTCACTAATGATGCGATATCCGTTCTTCTGAAGACTGTATTGTAAGCGCTTAACCTTTAGCATCCCATCAATGCTAATGACATGAACACCACTTAAGACGTTGTCTGCGTTGAACTCAACGCGTTTTAAGAGCAAATCGTCCCCGCTTTCTATATATGGAGCCATTGAGTCCCCTTTGGCCTCAATAATGAGTAGCTCTGCATGTGAAAGCCTATTCCGCTTTAAGTACTCATCACTAAACGGATAGTATTCTTCAATGCTTTCTTCTTCTATATACGATCCTCCACCAGCAGAGGCTGCAACGTTGACCTTTTCAATATAACTGACGCGAACGTTAGGAAAGGCTTCATGCTCACCACTTACGCTTTCTACTTCCTCATCTTCTCCGCACCCAGTAGCTAACCACTGTAGGCTAACATGTTCAGCTTCAGCTATGGTTATGGCTCTATCTATAGACGGCATTGAGCCTTGGTTTATGTAACGGTCAAGCGTTGATGTAGATACTCCCCACTTTTGAGCAACCTCTCTGGTTTTGCCCCTATTAGCGAGCAACCGTAAACGTTCAGAAATAGATCCTTTTCTATCGCTTATATTCGGATCATTTGCGTGTTTTTTTTCTTTTGGATCCGTTTTTATATAACTCATTGTTTTCACTACCCTTTAAGAATTTATCACCTAAAATCGCAGCAAAATAGAAACGGATCGCAAAAAGTAGCTTGCATTGCTCCTAATTGCGATCAATACTTACCCACATCGGTTAACGGAAAGGGTATCTTTGCTGATAAGTAAGTTGGCTAAGTAAGCTTACTCAGGCGCAAGGGTATCAAAACTTAAAGTGGAGATCACTATGTCACAAAATGCAGCTCCTCTTTTTTTAGCGTTAGTTAACGCTTTAGACGGAGAAAAGGATGTGCCTCGCTGTTACATCACTGCCGCACTTCGAGACGTTGGTTGGCAAGTTTCGACCTTGTCAAAAGCCAAAGGCGTGGATCTAAAAAACGCTTTAGATCGCCCTTGGATTAAAGGTGAAGAAATCATAGCGGAAACTCTTGGTGTTAAACCGGAGCAGATTTGGCCCGTTCGCTATCGCGAGCGTTCAAAAATGGTGAGGGTCGCTTGATGTATTTCACAGTGCAAGAATTGATGGGCAAGCCAGGTATGCCTGAAGGTGAACGTAATGTTCGAATCAAACTGAGCAAAATTGCAACCGATGAGCACAAGCGTAAGCGTGAAGTTTCTTCTGGTCGCAAACCAATGGAGTTTCACATTGACTGCCTGCCAGCAGAAACTCGCATGGCTTTGATGCAGCAAATTGCCAAAGAAGAAGCGGACAAGTCTCAATCTGCCGAAACTCGTGAAATGTCTAGCGCAGAGCTTTGGTATGAGTTCGACCTAGCTACTGACAAGCAAAAAGAAAGAGCGACGGTAGCGCATGAGTTATGTGTTCGTGTGCGCACCTATGTGGACGATGGAATGAACCAAAGAGAGGCAATGCGTAAAGTTGCTGACGAAGCTGATTCGTCGTTTGGTCGCATTCATCGTTACTTCTATATCTCTCCTGGTTTGCGCTCGAATCGTATCCCAAAGAACGACTGGCTTCCTGCGTTGCTTGATGGTCGAGGTGGTGCAACTCGCACTGCTGACATTCCAGATGAAGCTTGGGAATTATTCAAAGCGGATTATCTTCGTCCTGAAATGAAGTCCGGTACATTCACGGAAGTTTATCGTCGCTTGAGTCGTATCGCAGAAGCTCGTGGTTGGGAACTGCCATGTCTAGGCACTTTTAAAAACCGTGTAAAGCGAGACATTCCAAAAGAACTTGTTTTACTCAAGCGCTTTGGCCTTGCTGAGTTCCAGCAAACAGTTATTCCAGCTCAGCGTCGTTCTCGCAAGGGGTTGCACGCCATGCAAGTTGTCGCTGGAGATGGTCACAAATGTCGCGTGTTCTGTAAGCGAAATGGCAAGGTGTTCCGTCCTGTAATCTGGGCTTTCATTGATGTGTATAGCTCGATGATTGTTGGTTACAGCGTTGATATTAGCGAAAACACAGAAATGCTTGGTTTGGCTGTTTATAACATGGTGAGTAAATATCACGCCCCTACGCAGTACATCTTTGACCGAGGCAGTGTCTTGCTGAGTGAAGCGATGACCGGGCGTATGTCTCGACCTAAGCGTGACGGCAGCGGAAAGCTCGTACACAAGAAATTCGATGCTTACGAGATTGAAGGGGCGTTAACCGCGATGGGTTCAACGGTTAACTGGATCCGACGTTACGACGATAACGAAGGTTCAAAAGGTAACTCTCGTGCGAACCCTATTGAACGCCTTTGGCATTCTAAAGGTGGTTTTGGTCAGTTTGAGCGTGAGCCTGTTTTCGACAACGCATACACGGGCGCAAATATTGACGACAAGCCAGCGAACTACAACGAAAACAACGCCGTGGATTACGACGTATTTCTAGAGCATCTCGATGCATGGATTCACCGTTGGAATCATGAAGAAGGTCGTCGCACAGAGATGGCCAAAAGCCGGAAGCTTAGTTACGCGCAAGTGTTTAAAGAAAGTTACGAGCAATCAGAAATACCTAAACCAACACAAGAGCAGTTAGCGCTTTGTTTGCTGCGAACTCGTAAGGGCGCAAAGGTTTACGAAGGCGGCTTGGTTGAACTCAACGCTGGCGATTATTCCAGTCATGAAACGAACCGCTACCGTTCTCCACTTCTTTTTGAGTACGTAGGTTCAAAGGTCATGTTGCGATTCAATCCTTACGACTTAACTCAGTACGTACTGGCCTACTCAGAAGATGGGCGTTTTATCGGGAAAATCCCGCTTTATGGTGATGTGGCAGTTAATGACTTGAGCGCACCACGACATAAGCGCCTGATGGAAGAGAGTGAAGTGGAGCGCGTTGAAAATATCGCTTCAGTCATGATCACCAAAACCGTTGATGACCTCGTTGAAGCTTACGCACCAAAAGAACACGAGAAAACCGATATCGGAGGTCCAGTACCTGGCATTACGAAGATGGTGCCAAGTATGCCTAGAACACTTGATGACTTTAGTGATTTCGATATGGGAGAAAAAACAAAACGCGCCGTTGGTCATGACGCGTCTTGGGATGCTGATGATGATTACTTCAATGATGATATGACCCGAGTAATACAGCAGCAATTTGGAAAGAATACGGAGTAAAGAATGAATGATGTAATTGAGCGTGTCAAGCTGGCTCGACTTGAGCACGGTTTGACACAACGAGCAATTGCTCGCGAATCAGGGGTTAACGAAGGCTCTCTCAGTGCGTTGTTAAAGCACGGTACTTGCGCTGGTGATGAGCAGAGTTACCTCAAGAAACTTGAAATGTGGCTTAACAATCGAGACCACCAGCAGGAAACAAGAAGCACACTTGCTTCCCCTGCATTCTTAGAGCTGCCAACTGCTAAGCGCATTATGAACCTGATGTCGATTGCGCAGAACCTGTCGTCTTGGAGCATGGTGTATGAAGGCGCTGGCGTTGGTAAAACGAAAGCGGCTGAAGAGTACCAACGTACACACAACAACGTGTGGATTGTGACGGCCTCACCGTTTTGCAAAACATCTGCCTATGTGATTGGCGAGCTGGCTGAGCAGTTGGGCGTTCGTGGATGCCGCACGATTGCTACTCAAACCAAGGCGGTTGCTAAAGAGCTTGTGGGTCGTAACGGCCTTGTGATTATCGATGAGGCGCAATACCTCAGCGACGACACACTAAACGGCATTCGCATTCTGATTGAAGGTAAGGCTGGAGGCATGCTGCTTGGTAACGATGTGGTCCGTACTCGCATGACGGCGACACGCTCAAAAGTGAACATGAAAGCGTTTTGGTCACGCGTGATTAGCCCAGCAATGATTAAGCATCCAGTTCCTGACGACATTGATATGTTTGTGCGCGCTTGGGGCGTAACAGATGCTGAGATTCTTCGCTACGCACAGCGCATCACTCCGCAAACAGAAGGTCAACTTCGTAGTCTCGATAACATTCTAAAACTTGCATCATCGAGAGCGTTGTCATCAGGCGAGCCGCTTAGTGTTGAGCACGTTAAGCGCGCCCACCAGAAATTAGCAGAGAACTTGAGAGGTTAGCATGTTGGAAGTTGAAAAAGTGATGGCTCACATGAAAGCGAATCCAGGTACTTGGTTAGCTGAGCGTGAAATTACAAAAGCGGTTGGATCGAAAGCAAGCCCTAAAGGTATGACTCGTTCTCTCATGCACTTGGCATCAATTGGTGGACTAATTACTAAAAAAGAACCAGGTCGCCCTTATTTCTACAAATACAAAGGGGACGTGGAGAGTGTTGGTAAATGCAAGGGCTGTAAGAGCTCTGTAGAGGCGCGAGTGCTTGTCGGTGGTCATTGCAATCAATGTCGCAAAGGTAAAAGCCTGAGTCCAGTGCTTTCCGATGTCGATGCGTGGCGTGCTGCACGAGATAAAATTTTTACTACTGTATTGCGCCTTCCATTTGGGCTTCCAACTGGTGCTTATGAACGAATTGTACGAGGTAATAAGTTATGTCTTTAGCAGAACAAGTGGTGGTACTCGGAGGTGCTTGGGTTGAGCAACGCAAGCAAATGGGCCGCTCTGAGATATTAATTCCCTCGCGTCCATTGGAGCTTTCAAATGAAGCGATGCGTGCTGAGCTTGGTGATAAGGAGCCGTTCGATATTTACCAAGTTAAGAACGGCATTGGAACGCCTATGAAAGCACTTCGAATCGGACGCAGCTTGATCGTTTGGCAAGTTCAATCAACACATTAATTCAAATCAATAAAGGAACATAAACACATGGCAACAACAGCAAGTCGCAACAAATACCGCACGCATACAACTGATGCAGCGGAAGCGGAGCGCAAAGGGGATTATCAAGCGGCAGCATGCCATTGGAAAACAGCTGCTATCTACGCTCCAAACTCAACCGAATCGAAATGGGTAGCTGCACGTATCGATTTTTGTGAAACACGTAAACATGAGGAAGTCATCGCATGACTGAACCAAAAGCCCCAAAGGGCATGCGTCTAAACAAGGACGGCAATCCAGTCCCTGAGCGCATTATCGACCCTTACAAAATTGAACAAGACGACTTTGTGAATGCGTTAATTGCCAAAGCAAAAGAGCAGCAAGCGCAACTCAGAGCGTTCAAAGAGCTCGCGTTTGGTGAGTGTGCTGCCTTCCTTGAACTGCTTGGTGAGAAGTACAGCGTGGAGCGTGGAGGCCGTAAAGGTAATGTGACCTTCACTAGCTACGATGGTAGTCGCCAAGTGATAGTGGCCATGCATGACAACATCACATTTGGCCCAGAGCTGCAAATCGCTAAACAGCTTATTGATGAATATCTACGTGGCTTAACTGAAGGCGCAAACGACGAACTTAAAGTCTTTGTGAATGACGTATTTGAAGTGGACAAGCAAGGCAAGTTGAACAAGCGCCGCATTCTTGATTTGCGTCAGTACAACATTGACCACCCGTTATGGCTTGAGGCGATGGCAGCAATTGCTGACTCAATCAACATTGCATCCACCAAACAATACATCCGATTCCGTGAGAAAGACGTGCACGGCAAGTTTCAAAACATTCCGCTAGATTTTGCGGCCCTTTAATTTAACGAAGAGATGATGACTATGACATTCACAGTTAAGAATATTGTTTTACACGAACTGCTACGTGATGAAGATAGTGGCGAGTTGCAGTTGCATTTGAACAATGGCAAGGCTCCGTGTGGTTTGAGTTCGGAGTTGCTGGTTCAGCAAATGGACACCACGTTCACAAGCAAATCAAGTAATGGCTTCGGTTACTTTGATGATGAGTTCGCGGACTCTGATGTCGCTTGTTATGCAGTTGACCACTTAGTAAAAGGCGATGCGTCGTTCCTGGCTATCTCAACAAAGCTGGCTGAAAAACTTCAAGAAGAACTTGTGAGATACCCATTTGCAGATTCGGGTGTGCTGGTCTTTGCTGAGTATGAACTGTTAGCTAATCGTTACCTCATGATGGGCCTTGTTCCTAAAGTTCACTCGTTGACCGCTAGCTCTGAATTGAAACTGGCTGATGTAGATTATCTTGACGCGACTCACATGACCATTGCTGCTCGTATCTATATCAATGGTTTCATGGAAGCAGACGTTGGTGAGGAGGCTCGTTACGTTTCATTCATGCGCGCTGGCAACAAGCGTCGCATGAACGATTTCTTTATCGACTTCCTTGGTATCGATGTCGCTACCGAAGCTAAGGTGCACAGCATGGTATTGGCGCAAGCGCTTGAAGATTACTTTACTGAATCAAATACTGGTGACGAGAATCGCTCAATGCTAGAGCGTACTGCGTATGCATATTGCGATGGTCAAATCAAACTGAAAGAAGACATCTCAATTAGAGAGTTGTCAGAAAGCATCAGTGATGGGTTTGAGCAAAACTTTGCTGATTACGTTAAAGAGCAAGGTTACGACTTGGATGAAGAGTTTCGAGGTGACCGTGGCTCACTGCGTCGCCTTGTTAAAATTGCAGGTAACGGCGGTGGTGTCTCGATGTCGTTCGATGCGCAGCTACTGAACGAGCGTGTGTTCTACGATGTGGAAACTGACACGCTAACGATTAAGGGCACGCCACCAGCTATGCGTGATTTGATGGTGCGTAAAGCTGAACAGGTGAAGTCATGAATAAATCTAAAAGCGTCTCAATGATGGCTGATAACTTATTGTCGCTGAGTGTTTCAGAAATGGCATTAACGCTGGAACGAATGCTTCCTGACTATCCTAGCGAAGTGAAAATGCTAGCAGGGCAAGCGCTGGAAAAGCTTCCAATGCCAAAACGTACTGGCATGATGCCTGGCGAAATGACCCGCATTGCCTCGCTTCGAGCTTTTAAACGTCGTGCAGATAAATTACTCGCAAAGAGTAAATAAACCCTCTCAGTAAATAACACATTAAATACAGCGAGCAGAGCCACACGGCTTCACTGCTTTGGTTTCGCTCGCTTTAAACATCGTTAAAACATTATTTAAACCGGATTTAAAGAATTAAAAATGAAAGAATTAAATTACGTAGTAAGTGCCCATCTCAATCAAATTTGTACTGATGGTTCACTTGAAAAAATGATTCAAGATCAGGCCGAAAAGCTGGTTAGTGAACTAGTCAAAGAGTCAATGCGAAGCTACGGTTCATTTGGCAAGGCCATTCAAAAGAAGCTTGATGAGTCGCTTCAAAATTCATTGAACGATGTGACGCTTCCTGAATTTAATCGTTTCATTGGCGAAGCATTAATTAAGTCTTACGAGCATGCGCTAAATGTTCATGCTGTAGATAAAGTAAAGGAGCTTGTTGATTGTAGCTTGCATCCAGTTAAAGCAGAACTAACTGCTCAGGAATTTTTGGATGGAATTAAAGATGCTGCGCGTCGTTGGGATTTGAGTACCGAAGAACTCGTTCTTGAATGGGACACGCATGGCGACTCATCAACAATTACGCTGATTATCGAGCGTAATACTCGCATAACTCTTTACGATCATAAATCAAGTAATGAGTATCACATCGGTTATCTGTCTAACGATAATTACGTGTTCAGTGGTCCACTGTTTGACTCTACGCATTGCTTTGGTATCGATGCTTATCTTTACAAGCTGTACTGCTCTCGCACTCAAATCAAAGACCTTATGAGCGTCTACGGCGAAAACCTTTGGATTGGTGAGGGGTACTGAATATGAGCATAAAACAATTACGTGCAGCTATTTCGCCTTGCTGCGGTCTTGGTGCTAATCGTGCCGAAGTAGACGCAGCTTTGAATAGCGTATCCGCGCAGCTCAGCACCCAAGAGCAATTGCTTGTTGAGACGTTGAACATTCTTGAGCATTCGCTGAAAGCTATTCGCCTGGATGCCGTCACAGAAGAACTTCTTCAAAACCACTACAGCGCAATCAAAGTGATTCGAGAGCACTTTGAATCTAGTGAATTACCTCGTGAGGCTGTTGACCAATCAGATGGTCCTTACTCAATCGGATTTGTAGTAATGCAGTCACCCACTGACGATGAAATTAAAAGGATGATTTCAGAGTCGTGGAATCAAGCGGCATTAACGCACTTACCTTGTTTGGATATTATTACGGAGTCTAACGATGACGCGCTACAAACGAATAATACGAACTTATACCAATCAACGTCGTCGATTGCTGTTCCAGTTGAAAAAAAAGAAGAAATCAAACTCAACGAACACCACCTGCTAAATATCATCGTTGATAGTTTCAATATCCCATGGGATGCAGCGCAAAGCATCAAGTCTATTGAGCGCCGAGTGCAAGCAGCTATCCAGTCGCGAGACTTTACACGAGCAGGACGACTAGACAACGTCTCTGTTGCTATCCGAAATGTTCACAACCACTGCCAGGAGCTACTCAATGCAACACGATAATGCACAGGAACGTGTGTACACCGATGATGAGATCATCCATATCATCGAAGAGGCGTTAAAGCCAGCCAACCGCAATCGCCCTTGTATTTGTGGTAGCGGTAAAAAGTACAAAAAGTGTTGCCGTGGCGATCACTTGGTTAAGTTCAATCAATTCAAAAAGGAACACAATCTATGACAGGACTTGAACGCTCGTTCGTTTCAGTCCACTCACGCTCTGCTCTAGAGCGTGAGGTCGAGATGGCTGAAGCACTAATTGCTGAAAAAGGTTCGGCATACCCAGATGCAACATTTGAAGAAGGCTATATCGCCGCGCTAAATATGGTGATGAATCGTCAAGGCTCAAATGTTCGAGAAGATTATGAAGTATTGATGAAGGACAGTTGAGTTAATATACAAGATAAAGAACCTCGTTTACGCGAGGTTTTTTATTGATTTAAACAATAAGTCACCACCATGAGTTCACTGATGCAAATAAGATCTTTATCAAAAATTAATGATTAAGAAATGATCATTTATATATAAGCCCAAGTCTATATGTTGTGCATGGGGAGGTAACTCCCTGAACCTTTTCAATATATTATTTAATTTGGGTTACCTCATGGCAAAAAGAAATAGAATTCCTAAATCAGTGATGTACAAACGATGCCGTTTTTTCGGCGAAAATTCAGATTTAGTACTCGACAAAATTCTCTCAGAAATTTTAGAAAGAATGAGCAAGGCATCGGAGAGGCGAGAGTATATTGACGATGACAGACGAGTTCGCCGTGTCGTTGGTAGTGTAGACCGATTGGGTAATATGATTTTTGGTTCTCTCCTATATTATGAAATTGATAAAGATGTGACTTTTGTAGTTGAAGATGAAGACGCAGAAAATTACATCCTCGAAACACAGAACCCATCAGTAGGATTGACGCCAAGACACGACAACAAAAAAAGAGAACTTTTAGAATCGGTTTTATATTTTGGTGTATTTGAAAACCACCTTGTTCTATCTCAATCAAAAGCTTTACGTTCGAGAGATTTAGAGTCGCACCTCAATTGGTTGTTAAATGAATTCGACAAGGACATAGGTACAGTACTTTCACTAGATGATGAACCAACTGAAGAAGTTAGACAGAGAATGAATTCAGCATCAGTCAAAGCAGTTCAAGTAGGAACACCATTACATACCACTTCATCAAGTGTAAATCCTCAAAGTACTAATATTGTAAAAAATCAAAAATTAACAGGCATTGCATATGATGCACTATGTGCATTTCTAGGAAAGTCATTTATTGATAAATTAGACTTACCTAGTGGCTTAGATGATTCTAATTTAGAGCTAGCGTTGACTTTAACATACAAACGCAAGACCACTGAATCAGGCCATAAAGCACTTGATGAATTAGCTCATGCTTTTCGTCACATGGAGCCAGAAGATACTAAAATTATAACCAGTTCTGGTGCAACCTTATCGGGGAAAACACTTAAATTATCAGGCCAAGTTCGGTGTGATGCCATGAATGGCATTCCTGATGCTCGTGATTTATACTTGCAGATGAGTAATTGGCTTGGCGAACAACTCTGCATGGACTATTTGGAATAAATGAGCAAAATCATTGGTTGGATTATTGTTATTTCTATCGGAGTCATAGTAGGTGTTTTGAATGCAGACTATGTATTGAATCACGATAAATCTAAGCTATTGATTAGTATCATTAGTACTTTGCCTGCTACTGTTAGTATTATCGCGTGGAGAGTTCTTGACGGATTACGTGGATTGCGAAATCGAATTGAATTATTTCATAAAGAGCAGCGAGAAATTATTCACATAGCAAATCTCTACAGTACTCGTTTAACGCTATATATATGGGCGCCAGTGTTTCTTAGTATAGCTATTGTCGCTAGTTTAAGCCTTTTAGATAAAAGCCATTGGCATGTACTATTTTACGTTGCTTCTGGTTATGTCGCCGGATTTTTCAAAATACTCCTTTCTCTATTGTTTAACATAAGAGAGATTGAACAGCTTGGAGGACGGTTAGATCAACGGAAAAATCAAGAAGCAAAAAAGGAAAGGCGTTTAGATAAATTCCATAAAAAGCACTCCTAGTTAAAGTTCTCGACATATTGCCTCACCAAGTGTGAGGCTTTTTTTTGCACAAAACATTTGCAATCGCAAACCTGTCCGCCCCTACAATTACAGATAGTTAGTTGTTAAACGGTGAGTAAATCAATGACGGGTATTAATCGTAAGGGACATTACGCCATGATCCACAAAGGGGTGACGGCGCTATTAAAAGACCGTATGGGCTTTTGTGATGATGACGAATATCGTAACTATCTCGGCATCACTGTAGGTAAGACGTCTTGCAAAGACATGACCGACGAAGAGTTAGTTGACCTAGTGAAGAACCTACGTTCTGAAGGTTATCTTACGTTTAGCAAGCAACCTAGTGGTCAAGGTGAAGGCAATCGTCCAACCAACGCGCAATGGGCCAAGCTTGCCGCTTTAGCAAAAGAGAAAGGTTGGGATGGCTTGAATGATGCACGGCTCGATGCGTTCGTCGAACGCACGGCAGGTGTAAAGAAAACGCGCTGGCTCACCCGTACTAAAATCAGTGAAGTCATTCTCGGTTTAGAGCGCTGGTTAGGAGGTCGCCATGACTAATCATTTTTCCTCTCGATATCGAGTATTGGAAGTTCGTTCTCAACATGATCTTGAAATGCTGTTAGAGCGCATGTGGCCAACTAAAGCCGTGCCAGCGCATGAGCTGTTTGAGCGACTGCAGCTTTCCCCTTTCGATGAATCCATTATTAAAAGTGACTTAGGCTTTCCGCGCAGCTGGTACACACCGAAAGAACTGGCAGCGTATTTTTGGAAAAGGAGTAATTACTATGCAAGCGAACAAAGAGATATCTGTTGCGAAGATGACTGACGTGCTTAACGTTGGCTCAACGAAACGTAATGGATTAATCCGGGATTTAAGCTTCTTTGCCTTTCGATTGAATACCTGGTTTGTCTTTGTGGAAGACTTAGGTGGCGAAGCAGAAAAGAAGAATGAACAACTCGCTCTGTTTTAAAGACAATAAAAAGGCGCTTTAAATTATCTTTAAAGCGCCTTTTTTGTGCCTGTTATTTTTCCGTGGTGTTCTCGCATGGCGCGCCGAGTTTCACGCCATCGCCACCGTCACCTGCCGCATTGCATCCTGTATTGTTACTGCGGTTGTCTGTTTTAATATACGTGAAGATGTTGGTGCAGCCGCCGAGGCACACGCATAGAACGATGGCCGTCACGACTTTTTTGATCATAGTCAGTCTCCGTTTTCTTTAGGTTGTTCGCATTGGGTTGCGTTGTCATTGATGTGAACAGATACGCTAGCAAGGGTATTCACTTCCACTTCAAGCGGACAAGGTGCGTTGCTGTATGTCACGTTCGTGCTAGTGATAGCGGTTTCGCAACCAGTGAGGTTTAGCATTGCCAATGCAAGGGTGAATAAAATCAGTGCTTTTTTCATAGTCCGTAAATCTCTTTTTCAAATGAAGTCCAAGTGGATGAACCGCAAATACCGTCAGGGTTAAGTTCGTGCTGTTGCTGAAAGTGGATAAGCGCGGTCTGCGTTGCACTGCCAAATTTGCCGTCTGGGTTGAGTCCAAGTCCTAGCTGCAGCTCTCGAACGTCATCCCCAGTGCTGCCGCGTTGAATCACCGAGCGCTCGATGTCAGTGCCGATAGCCAAATACAAGGCCGTCTCAAACGCAATGGCGTAAGCGGCAATCTGTTCGGCTTTGTCTTTACCATTGATGATGGCTCTTGCGCCCTGGTAATCAAACGAGCCATCAAGTTGCAGGTAGTCACTTAATTTCTTACCTGTAAACCAACCAGCCAACATACCGCTAATCGCAATCTGCGCGGCATAGAATGGATTCAGTGCTAGCTCGGGAGCGCCCACAAAATCAATCACACCCTGTTGCCAGTTTCGGCTGTATACCACCGCTTTGGCTTTGGCGTAGTTCGCAAGCCAGGTTAACTGCACATAACCTCTACCATAGTAGGTTTGGCCTGTCTCAGGGTCTGGTTCGCCATACGAGTGACCTTGTCCTTTGCCCCATTCTTCAATGGGTTTCATGGTGCGACCTGTTTCGTGGTAGGTCGTGGCGAGCACGTAAGCCAGGTATTGAATTGGCACGCTCATGCCTAGCATCACGAACATGGCATGCACAAACATAAAGCCAAGAACACAGGCACGTTGGGCGCTGTTCATTTGCCCTTCAAAAAGCGTGGCGTTCGTTCGGCCTAGCATCGCTTTGGTGTTGATGTGTGGGGTGGTTCGCCCCTGGATAAGTCGCTGCGCTTTTTCAATGTTCGCTTTGGCAGTATCGAGCAGCGCGTTAGCTTGTTGGGTTTGCATAAAGTTCTCCGTTATTGGAAGTTGTTCGAGCTAGACTCATCAATGACCGTGTGTGTAACGCTGGTCAGGGTGATGTTCGCGCGCTCTTGTTTGCTGATGGATTTCTTCTTATCGATAGCATTGCCATCGCTATCGGTAATGGTGACGGCAGCGTAATATACGCCTTCGATGTTCTTACAGATGGTTTCAAGGTCTTGCACCACAATGTCCTTGCCGTGTGTGGTTCGCCATTTAAGCAGCTCGGCATTGACTAAATCTGTGGAGGTTTCCACGATGGTTTTACCCAGTGCGGCATAATCACTGAACACCTGCAGCGCAATAGTCGCTGTGCCATCGACGCCCCCAGGCGCGACAACGGCAACGCGATCCCCTTGTGGTACGCGAGTCTTACCTGAGCACTGCGCGTAAATCGCATCAATGATGGGCTGCTCTGGCAAAGAACCATCAAGCAAGATAGCGCTAATGCTGATGTCGTTTGGCTCCGGTGTCCAAATCGAGACCGAGCCGATAGCCGAACTGGCAGATAGAGCAAAGTATTCATACGCATCGTAAGGACCACAAGAAGACCACCCTGATGGTGCAAGCCAAATGCGGTAGGCATAACGGTCATCATCTTCTTCTGGTGCGCCACCTTGGCTTGTAGTCACGTTCGTCGCGCTTTCCACTTCGGCGATACTGGTATCCACAATGGTAGAGATTTGGCCAGCAATGAATCCGTTACCGCTTTCACCTGGTGTTTGGCATTCAAAGTTGGCCAGTAAATTGGCATCGCCAGCATCAACGATGTAATCCGTCATGCACTCAAAAATGGTTTCATCATCGACGGCTTTGACTTGGTATCCCACTGGAATGACAAGCCCAGCATGACCTGCCGTGAACGTGAGCTCGATAACCGTACTGGCAGCAGACTCACCAAGGCGTTCGCCAGCACCCACCAAAGCCCCGAGATGTTCAAGGCGATCACCTTTAGCAAACGCCAGTAAGTTCTGCTTTGCTTCATAGTTAATCTCATCAACCACTTCGTTCTTGCTATAAGCAATGGCTTCAAGATGAACGGTTTCTGGGTCGTTCACAGTTGGGTAATACCCAGTCTTTTTAAAGTAACGCTCTTTCAGGCTTGCCAGGTCGCCCTCAAAATCAGGAGTAACCAGGCTTGGTTCTGGTAGCGTTGGAAATCGATTGGTACTCATGCGCGTCTCTGTATGGTTACGGTGGATGTCCAGCCGCCACTGGTGAGTGATGTGCTCACTGACGTTGGCTTCCATTTGTCTGGCAACTTGCCAGCGTTCGTTAGGGCAATGGTGTCTGCCGTTGTCACCGTGGCGTTCACTAGCGTCAGCCTGCCAGTGGCGGTTTGCTTGCTCTTGCCAGAGCCTGTCGCCACATAGTTGTCGGCATAGCTTTTTGCTTCTTCCATGGAAGTCACACCGTCAGGAGTAAGCGTTTTTATTTTGGCTCCGTCATCGGTATTGCCTGTTCGGTACTCGCCAGCGGTGTCATTAACCACGTCGTAGAACTGAACGATGATGCCGTCACTTTTGGTGCGGTCTGACACTGGGAACGAGCCATTAACAACGATGTCTCGATTACGGATATCAAGCGTTAACGTGCTGGTATTAAGTTCACCGACAACAAGCTGATTGCCTTTGAACGCCATCGGAATGCTGTTCTCATCAGCAAGTCGGCCCATCATGGCCATCTTGCTTTCGTCTCGTTGTTGTACTCGGGTGTAAGCGACATCGCGCGCATCAGGCGCAATGAGTATCGAGACGCCCACTTCTTTGGCAATGTCTTCGGCTAGCGTGACAAAGCTGGTTTGCTCGTACACTTCACACGTTTCATTGTCGATTTTGCCGCGAGTGGCAGGTTTGGCGTTTGCACCGATGCTGACCTTGTCGGGGTTCAAGCTAAATCGAATCTCATCAATGGTGAACTTGCCCCACATCCACGCGTTGCGCTTACCATCGTCATCAAACCAGCCAATACCACACTCAAGCGTGTCGCCTTTTTCAGGGAACCAGGCATCGTAGAAGCGACCATCATGGTTCACGAGCGTCATCGAAACGGTATCTGTGCCGACCTTCTTACTGTCGAGTACATCGGTGTAGGTCAGTGCGCTCACGTAGTCCGACAGCTCCTGGCTGATTTCTTTGCCAGCCCACTTCACAATGGCAAATGGCTTGATCAAGCTTCCAGCTATTCTGCCCATGGCGGCTTCTCCGTGGTGTCTTCAATGACTGAACTCACTTCAAGTGCAGGGATGGTGACAACTTCACCCCCATCAAACTCAAAGTTATCCATGTCACTTGCCAGCGTTCGGTTCGCTTCACGCAGTGTCATGACCAATGTCTCGCTGACGCTGCTGTAAGCACGATAACAAAGTTGGTCCCAGCGCTCACCACGCTGGGCATATAACGTCGTGGTGCTCATGGTTTATCTTTCACTTCCACTAGTTCACATTGATACGTCATGCTGACTACGCTGCCACTGGGTGTGGTCTTCATGCCCGTTAGCGTACGACTGCGAATGGTGAACTTGCCTTTGATGTCATCGCCAATCACAACGGCGCGAGGCACTTGGTTATCTGCCATGGTATCCAGCGTCTTAACACTTGCTGTGATGTCGCAAAACTTGTTGCTGAACTGCATCGTCAGTGAGCAAGTGCGTTCGTTCTCGCCTTGCGCCTGATGTCTTGGATACCCGTTCACCACTTGCTGAGCAGTCACGCGCCAGGTGCGACGGTCTTGAAATTGGCTGGGACTCAAACGACCTTTAAAAGTCAAATCACCAAAACCGCCCCAGGCGGCGTATTGCGCTTCTTGACTCATGCTTCCTCCTCTGGCGACACAACCACTTCTTCGTTAAGCAGTTCGTTGTAAAAGCGAACTTCTTTTAATGTTGGTGAATAGAAATCGCGGTGGACCGTGAGCACCATGGTTAAGCTCCAGTCTTCACGATAAGTAAAAGGACCATCAAAAGGGTCGAAGTCCGCCGCTTCTTTGTCCCCTGTGAATCCACTTTGGGTAAATTTGACGTTGGTGATTTCAGCATCGCCAACGATGTGCATCTTGTTCTTCGGGCCAAGCTGCATCATGCCTTTTGGCACTTTGAGGATTTGGCTTACGTCGCGCACTTCAACCAGCTCGTTCTCTAAGAAGTTAGCAAGCTGCATGTTTATCCAAGTGGCTTGTCCAGCTAGTGCATTGCCAGCATTACCCCCCGTTGCGCGCACGCAGACCATCACAGGCAAATTCCACTCATACGGCACGAACGGAGCGAAGCAGTCCGGTTTAGGTAACGGGTTCAACGTTGATGCACCTGTTACCATTAGGCGTACTTCAATCGCTGCCATCGCATTGTTAGGTTCAACAATGGTGGTGATGTCGAGGTAACGCTCAATTTCTGCTTTCAGCTTGTTGATGGCTGTCAGCGATTCTGGGTGTAAACTCGGTGCGCTCATTTAATTGCCTTCATTAATTCTTTTTGAACCAGCTCGGCTTGTTCTTTTTGTTGCTCGTCGCTTAAGTACATAAATGGTCGCCCTGGTACTTTCACCTCATCGGCTCGGATATACAGCACATAGAACACGCCTTTGTCTTTGCTTTTGTTGTTACGGTTAAAACGGCTTTTGATTTTTCGACCAATGCCTTTAGCACCGACTGGCGCTCGTCCCATGACGGAGTTTGGACGCCAGAAAATCTTCCACCCTTGCGCCTCCAATCCCGATAACGTCTTGCGAACGCCATAGGCTTCAGTGCGCTTTTTGATGCGCTTGTCAGCAGGAATGGTGAGTTTCTGCGCTTTCAGTGGTTTCACGATGCCACCGTCATTAATCAGTGGTGCGTGTACCTTATTGGTCCCAATGCGGTATTCGCCTTGACCTGTCTGGTACGTCAATGAGGCGTACGTCTCACCCGAATCAAACAGCGGTTTAGCGCCGCCGTTCTTGGTGTTCTTAGTCAGTGTTGAGTTAGGCGCAAAGTCACCATTGCGATAGTTGTCTTTCACGCACTGCAAACCAAAAGGGGCAATGCGTTCAGGCAATTCATTGATGATGCTCGCTGTCTCATTAAGCGCTTTTAAAAACTCTTTCATGCCGTTTTAACTCTCGTTTTAACTCTCGTTTAAACCGAGGCTCATTGTGCCTTGACTTGCTGCCTATCAATGGCTGCTGCCGCGCACAGACGCGCGCGCACGCGAAAATGAGCGCATCTAAATACACAAAAATAAGAGGGTTATGTGGCCAAGAAATCGAAGATTGAGCTGCAAGGATTAAGCGAGCGCATTATCGATATGTACGACAAGGAGCAGATGACGCTGACCGACATCACCGCCGTTCTCTCAGATGAGGGATGGGAAGTGAGCCGCGCTGGCGTACATCGCGAAGTCAAAAAATGGGAGACGTTCCTGGAAGAACAAAAGGAACGTGATCGCTTTGCCAAGAAATTCTTAGATGAGTTTCGAGATAGACCTAACACTGACGTTTCAGAAATTGGTTTGCAGGTATTGCAGAGCAAAATTGTTGAGGTAGTCAAAAACTACGACGTCACCACCGAGTCGTTTGAAGATATCACCAAATTGGTGAACTCGCTGGCTCGTTTATCGGATTCTCAAGTGAACCTTGACCGACTCAAGACCGAGTTTCGCAAGGGTGTGAATGCGGCCAAGAAAGAACTGGAAGATGAATTTAAGGTGCTGCTTGAAGAAAGCAATCCAGAGCTGCTTATCAAGTTGGTTGAGATCATCCGTTCAGTGCGTGTTGATCCCGATGGTCGTAAACGCGCGAAGAAGCGTCGCTAAGGAGTCGTGATGAAAAGCCTATCTGCAGTGATTCTTGTCTTATGCGTCATTGTGTTGCTAGGTGAAATGCATCTTCAAACGTTGGAAAAGTCACGTTTGGAGTTTTCCATTGAGCAACACAAGCTCGAAATTCGTTACTTGAAATTACAACTGGAGCTGATTGATGAAAGCGCCGTTCTCACAGTTCAGTAACGCTGACCTCGATAATCTGCACGAGAAAGCCAATGCGGCCATCGCGCACAAAGAAGCACAAAGCAAAGGGCAAAGAGAAGCCAAGCAAAAGCTAGCGGAAGAAAGACGACAAGAGAAAGCGCGTCGTCGACGCCGCGCCAGAGCAAAAGCCGACTTTGCCTATTTTTGTGAGACGTACATGCCACATGCGTTTACGTGTGAGGCTGCGCCATATCAAAAGGCACTCTCTCGCATTGTGGCATCACGGGTCATGCGCAAACGCGATATGAAGCTGTTTAAAAAGCTGGTCTATCCCATCAATCACGGTTCGATTGTCATGCCAGAACGGGCGCAGTTTAATGGCATCCTTGACCTAGAGCCTCGTGACCATGGTAAAACCACGCGTAACGTTAAAGCCTTGCCGATGTGGTTGCTGCTCAACTACCCAGAGCAATACATCATTATCGGGGGTGCCAGTGGCGCAGCAGCGAAAAAGAACATCATGGCCATTCGTAATGAACTGGAAACCAACCAGCTCATTATTGATGACTATGGCGTGCAAAAGGTTCACGGCAATACCTGGACGCAAAAGCAGCTCGTGCTCGCCAACGGCAACGCCATCGAAGGCGTAGGCCGTGGTCAGTCTATTCGTGGTACAACGCACGGGTTCTTGCGGCCAAGCGCCTGTATTCTCGATGACGTGATTACGGAATTAGAGAAGAACAACAAGGAAATACGAGACAAGTGTGAGGACTGGTTTGATTCAGTGATACTACCGCTGGGTAAAGGCATGCTGATTGTGGTGGCCAACACCATCATGCACCACGATGACTTACCGTCCAGGCTGCTTGCGCGCATTCGCGAAGGACTGCTGCCGAACTGGCTTGGTCTGGTGTTCAGCGCTCTTACGCCAACAGGACATTCTCTCTTTCCGTCACGATGGCCACTGGCTGACCTTTATGAACTACGCCGCATCATGCGTAAGGTGTGGTGGGCGGAATACATGAACATGCCACGTTCGCGCAAAGAGCAGGACTTCAAACCCGAATACTTCAAGCATTACCAGCTGTCCGACCTCGATATCCGTGACATCGATATCATGATGGCCGTTGACCCTGCCACTGGGATGGAGACCGGAGACTATAGTGCTATTGGCGTGGTGGGTCGCCATCGCATTACCTTAGTGGACTATGTGCTGTTTTGTAACGGTTGGCATGAATCCGATTTGACGTTCGCAAAGCGCATTGTTGAGGTGTATCTCTGGGTTAAAAACACCTTTAACAAACCACCGAAGAAGGTGTTGTTTGAGGAAGTGGCGTTTCAAAAAATCTACAAGAATTCGGTCATTCGCTTTGCCAAAGGTTATGGCGTTCGTCTGCCTATCACGGGCTATAAGCCAAGTGGCAATAAGAAGCTGCGCATCAAGTCACTGTCACCCGATGTGGAGTCTGGCGGCGTTCAGTTCTTAGAAGATCAAGTGTTGCTTAAAAGTCAGTTGGAAGAGTTTCCGCGTGGGCATGATGACTGCCCTGATGTGATTGAGATGTGTGTCAGCGAGTTTGAGACCAAGCAGTTTGTGGCCAGTGCCACACCAAACGTGGTGAAAAAGATGAAGAGCGCCGCTCAGCGTCTTGCACGTATTGGTGGTGGCGCGCGAGGGAGAATGTAGTCATGTTTGATGATGTTCGCTTGCTTGGCAACAAGATGAAAAATGTTGTCGCGATGTTAAGGCGTACGGTGAGCGTTGCTACCGTCAGCCAGGTCGACAGCGAGCTGCGCCGCGTGAAAGTCACGTTTGCAGGAGGTCGCATTCCAGAGTCCGATTGGTTGTCAGTCGTTGGCTCTCGCACCAAAGGTGTTAACGCCAATTGGAACATGGCCGTGGGTGAACAAGTGCTGTGTCTCTTTCCTCCTATCGGTTCGATGGTGCGAGGCTATGTCCTTGGTTCATTGGTGAATGTGAACGCCAGACCGTACACCACCAACCCTGATAAATTTGGTATTCAGTTTGAAGATGGCACGCTATTGGAGTACGACCAGGCAACGCAAACGGGTGTGCTCAAAATCACAGGTGGCACTCCATCCATTCAAGTAGGACCAGATAAAGTCTCGATTATCTCTGATGTGGATATCGAGGGTGCTGTGACCATCAGCAAAACCTTGGATGTAGGCGGTAACGCGAGCATTGGTGGCAACCTGTCTATTACGGGGACGGTATCTGGTCAGCAAACGGCAACCTTTATGGGAACCGTCGGTGCGGCTGGATATGGCGGGCCAGTATCGGGAGGCACGGCGAAAATGCAAAACGGCATGGAAGTGTCTGGTACGGCGACCATTAACGGGGTAACGGTCTCGGTTAATACGCATACACACTTGGATGCAGAAAGTCGCCCAACAGGGCCAGCAGTCAGCGTTCGAAGCACTTCACTGCTCAGTCGCCTGATTGGCTATTTGAAACGATAAATAAACCTCAACGTAAAACGCCCTGTATCGCGTTCTAAGGGCGTTTAAATTTCAGTGGTAACATTTATCGAAAACAAAATCTTAAAACAATTAAAACTGGTTTTTAAGCGTATTTAAACAGGTGTGACATGATTTACTCACTCAAGCTCGGTGGCGAGGGTCGAAACGCCACATTAATCGATGATATTAAGCAATCGCTATACATGATCATCTATACCAGCAAAATGGAACGTGTCTATTTGCCAGACTACGCTGCTGACGCATTGTCGTATTTGGATAAACCGATGTGGTTTATGTCGAAGTTGCAGGTGGCCATTGCCGAATCGGTAGCCAAATATGAGCCACGTATTACACTTGATAGTGTGAAGATTGTCTCCGTCGAGCCGACGAAAGGCTTGATCCGTTTGGGGCTTTCATGCACGATAAATGAAACAGGCGTGCGTGAGTATTTCGAGCTTTCGAACCAACTCTGACCTACGGCTGCTGCCGCATTCCTCTCTTTTTACCTCACATAATGCTCTCAGTTTCTAGGAGGGCATTATGTCTGATGAATTTCTACATGGTATCTATACCCCTGAGTCCACCACAGGCTCGCTGGCCATCACCGATGTTGCATCGAGTGTGATCGGCATTTTCGGTACGTCCGAAAAAGCAGAGCCTATGCAACTCAATCACACCACCAACTACGATGATGCGTACGCACTCTTCGGTGAAGGTTCCATTTCAAAAGCACTTAAACGTATTCATACCTATGTGGAAAGCAATTCAGTAATTGCCATTTCGCTGGGTAAGGATTCTGATTTTCCGGACGCACCAGAAGAGCCAGCCACATCGGGCGTGACGCTCAGCTCTGCCAGTGCTACCGCTTATATTGATGATGGCGTAGCAGTATCTCCTGTGGTTGTTATCAATCCACACGCTGCTGCTATTACTTATGCGTCCAGCAATGAAGCGGCCGCGACCGTTGATGCCGATGGTCTGGTCACATTAGTAGCAGAAGGTGAAACTACCATCACGCTCAATATCGAGTTTGATGATGGGGCAGAAGCCGCGCCAGTGCCACAGCAATCTGCAACTTCTCGTCGTAAGAAAGCGACGCGAGCGGCTCAGGTTGAGACGCGCGCTGCTGCCTCTGAAACGCTGACTTATACGCTGACTGTGGCACAAACCAATCCTGATGCAGGTAAAGAAGCCAACGGTGCGACGTTGTCTGCATCCAAAGGCGTGGTCTATACAGGGTCACCAGCAACGCCTGTTGAGCTGTCGAACCCTAATGACCTGGCAGTGAACTACTCATCCAGTGATGAGACCGTTGCGATTGTTGATAATGGCACTGGTGAAATCACACCACTTGCAGAAGGCACGGCGACCATCACGCTGGAGTTGATTGGCGATGCGTCTTACCAATCATCAACGCTGACCTACGAAGTGACGGTCACAGCCGTCTCGGATGCTTTGCTGGCAGCGTTTATTGATGCCTTGCCACTTCTGCGCAAAGCAGGCAACAAATATGGCTTCTCATCAAAAATCCATCTTGCGCCAGGCATTTTGCACAAGACAGGCGCGGCATCATTAGCGGTTGCTGCCGTGAAGTCCATTCGTGGCATTTGGGTGGGTGATATGCCTGAAGATGTCAGCACGACGGAAGAAGCGTACGCCTTTAAGCAGCAATTTGGCGATGAACGTTACATGCCATGTTGGCCACGTCCTCTTGTTATTCAAGATGACGGCTCTACTCAGGTAGATTGGTTTGCGCCTTCACTGGCTGGTCTGATTGCGCAAGTAGACCGCAATGGCACGGGTGACACGATTGTCTCTGAGACAGGTTACTTCTGCTCGCCATCAAACTACGACTTGTTGGATATTGTTGGACCATCGATTGATATCGAGTACATCCCAAGTGATACGGCCTGTGATGTGAACTACCTCAACGCCAATGGCATTTACACCATGATCAACCGCAGTGGTTGGAAAGGTTTTGGTAACTACTCAAGCGCGTATCCAGACTCAACCGATTTGACGTCGTTCCTTTGTGTTCGTCGCACGGCTGACATCATTGAAGAGTCGATTGAAACCGCCACGCTGCAATTTCTTGATAAACCGATGTTTACGGGGCCACATGGTCTGCAAGCCATGGTGTGTGGCCGCGTTCGTGACACCGTCAATGACTACCTTCGCACCAAAGTGGGTACGTCACTGGTTTACTCCAATGTGTATCTGGAAGCCGATGACAACCCATTAGTCAATTTGCAGCAAGGCAAAATTAAGTATCGCTATCAGTTCACGCCACCAATTCCAATGCAGACCGTGGAGTATGCAGCGGAAATCTACGTGGAAGGTCTGGAAAGCGCCTTTAGCTCATTAGTAGGGAGTGATTCGTAATGGCTGAGAACCATGTAACCGCACGTAATCATATGTGCTTTATCAACGAGACGCAGTACATCGGGCGTGTAAAGAGTATTACAGCAGAGCCTCAGCTCAAGGTCGAAACGTTCTCAGCCCTTGGCGGTATCGGTGATATGGAAATCCCCAATGGTGACTATGAAGCATTGAACGCAAACGTGGAGTTTGACAGCACAGCACCTGCCGATTTGAAACAGCTCACTAAAAATGGTGGCTATGTCGCCATTCGCGCCTTATGTGATGTACGCGGTTTGGATGTCACCACAGGTACACGTCGCCTAGATGGTGTGGTAACACGTATTTGGGGATTTGTGAAAAACCCACCATCGACGTACCACACAAAAGAAAAGGCGGCTTATACCGCTCAGCTGACGGTCTTTCGTATCGAAATCAGTAACAACAGTGGTCGCCTCTTTGAACTCGACTTTGTCAACGGTGTGCGCTACCCAGCCGACGAACCGGGTAGCGGCGGCATTACTATTTCGCTGTAAGGGGTGAGTCATGCCTCGTATTCGTAAATTAGAGCTCGTTGGTGAAGGCATTCAGCGTAATGGCCAACCTGTCGACAAGTCGGTACTGGAATCTGTGGTTCGTAACTCGGGTGGCTCACGCCCTCCGGTCACACTAGGGCATCCCAAAAAAGGCGATGACAAGGTTCCGGCGCTTGGTCGCATTGATGTTCGCGGCATTAGCACCAACGACAAAGGTGAAGCAGTGCTGCTGTGTGAGCAGCACTACACGCCAGAGCTCGAAGAGCTTGAAGACCAAGGTAAGTTTGAAGGTCAAAGCGCAGGTATCTATCCGCTCCCTGGTAAGCCTGGCGAATTCTATCTTCACCATGTGGCTCAACTCGGCTCTTTGCCACCTGCTGCAAACATCAAAACGCTGGATGTCGTCGAGCTCAGCGATGACGGTGAAAGCGACGCTATTTTCCTGTTCTCCAATGCTGGAGTACAAACCAAACAATCGAATGAGAATGCCATTATGAAATTTGAAGATCTAATGAAAGCCGTCAAGAGCTACTCCGATGATGAGAAGCAGCAGCTGGGTGACGCGCTGGGTTTTAAAGCCGAAGTTAAACCGAATGAAGCCGAGCCACCAGCAAAAGGTAAGCCAACGGACAGCAACCCCGAAGGTGAAGATAACGAAGAGCTAAAGCAGATGCGTGAATCAATGGCAGGTGACCGTCGTGACACACTCACTGAGCTGGCTAACGATGCAAATCTTGGTGAAGACATGCTGAAAGTGATCACTTCGATGATCAAAGGCGCATCGGCTATCGAACTGTGTAACACAGGCGAAGGCTCTCGTTATTCCGAAATCAAGTCGCTAATCAAAGCGCAGCCAACAAAGAAAAAAGGTTCGCTCGATGTGTTTGGTGACATTGAGCTTTCAAACGAAGGGGAAGAAAAAGACACGTTCGACCCTGAAGGTTGGTAATTGAATTGATGTGGCGTGCGTCCTCTCTGGGCGCACATTGAAACCAAACAACTCAAGAGTAATGAATTATGGAATTTACCTCTAAGGCGGCATTAAGCCATAAGAATGTGATTGGCAGTGGTAAGGGTGCAAAGGTGCGCCAAATTACTGCAAGTGCCATCACTGACCTTGATATCGGTCACGTCATTGTGATCACCAAAGAAGGCATTCAAGGTCGTTGGGATGGCGTCACTATTCCAACTGAAGACATCGATGATGGCGCTGGCGGCACCATCACGGCAACAGCCGCATATCGTTTGGCGATTGTGACTCGTAAGCAATTCGCTGGTGATACGTCGATTACGGCACTCGTTAAAGGTGATTATGTTCGTGAGAACGTCGTGCTGGCGGATGACTCTGCACTTCCAGCAGAAGCACAGTTCATGCTGACGCTAAGTGACTTGTGGGCAGAAGGTGAATGGTAATGGATAAGCAAAAACTAGACGCTGAGTTTTCAGCGCAATTTAACCGCGTTGGCAGCGCCATGGCTAACCTTGGTGGGCACTCTCGTTTCTTGCTGATGAACCGTCAGCGTAAAGCCAAGATTGATCACTTGGTGAAACAGGTGCTGGGCCTCAAAGTTTTGTCTGAGCTTTACGACCAGGAGCGCCTAACGGTTGAAGCTATCGCTCAAGCACTCACACCAGAAAAAATGGATGAGTTGGTTGCTGACAACGTGAAACAAAAGCAATCGACTGCAGCAACCAAGCAAGTTGATCAAGAGCCAGGTTTTACACTCGAAACGTTAACCTATCCATTCACATTGGATGATATCGGTTCGCCGCTGATGGCTGAAGGTCAAGAGATGGCGCTGGTGTTCAATCCACATGAGCAGCGCGTCAATCTGAAAACCTCAGATGAAAGCGTGATTGCGATTGAAGATGGTAAGTTCATCGTTAAAGGCGCGGGTGATGCCATGCTTTCAGCCACGTTCGTCAAGTCAGGTAATGTTCCTGGTCTGAAATCCGACATGGCCATCACGCTCACATTGCAAGAAAAAGAGCTAAAGGATGACATCGAAGTAGCGCCTGAAGACTCAAAAGCGCGTGGCTTCCTTCGTCCTACGCCAGACTTTGACATCGAACTGGAGTTAGGCAAGAACGCGTTCATCGGTACCGTCGTTGAACTGCCTATTGCTTTTGCGAACCCAGAGAGCGAAGAGTTTGAGTTTGAAAGTTCAGATACTGACGTGTTTGAAGTGGATGCGCAAACAGGTGCGATTTTGCCCAAGGCGACTGGTGATGCAGTGCTGAAACTGCACATTGGTGATGACTCTGATGATGTAGTTGTCAGCATCAAGTAACCAAAATTAAACGCGCCTTAAAACCGCATTTAAGGCGTATTGAACCTTGTTTTAAGTAAGAGAAAAATCATGGATATTATCGACCTGTTCCGCAGCTATACGAAACTGGATGTTTGGGGTGAGTTCCTAAACAAACAAAAGAAATTAAAACCCGTACCGATGCCAGTTCGCAATACGGTGTTTGGTCCTAGTCAATTCTGGCATGACGTCTCATTGCCATATTCGGAAATCAAAGACACCACCACGAACGTGCCTGTGGTTCGCCGTGGTACTGCTGCCTTGGTATTGAAATCGGAAGGTACAACCGTAAAGGCCATCGAACCACAAGGTTTTGTAATGTCGCACTTTGCGACTGCTGCCGAACTAAACAACCTAAAAGCATTAGGGATGAAAGCCACGAAACAATGGTTTGATTCGAAAAATGCCAACATGCTACGCCGCGTATATAAAGGTATTGAGGCGATGTGTGCCATGGCGCTTTCGGGCAAAGTGGAATACCCAATGAAAGCCGAAGGCGGTGAGATTGAGCTGGAAGTCTATGACTTTGGTCTTACTGAAGAATACAGCGCGGCTGGCACTATCGACGTATCATCGGCAGATACAAAAGCAAGTCAACTGTTTAAGTTGCTTCAAAGCATGGCCGAAAAAATTGAAGACAATGGCTATGGCAGCAATCTATTGACTTACGCTGGTCGAGATATTTACGCGTACATCATGGATATTGCCTCAAACAATGACACTCGCAATATCAAGATTGACATCACGGAAAACGAAATCACCATTGGTGGCTACAAAGTTCAGCGCATGTCGGGCAAATATCATACTTACACTGGTGGTGCAAAAACCATGGTGGATAAAATTGACGCTGAAGCGCTGTGTATGATTGACCTCGATGCTGGGCATGATTTCTACTACTTGGCCATTGACGATCTCGATGCAGGTTTGAAAGCTCTGCCATTCTTCTCAAAGCCACTTAAGTCAGAAAACCCAAATGGCGCGGAGATTATCGGTCACTCAAAACCCGTTCCGGTTCCGGTGGTGGCGGCGATTTGTTGGTGTAACGATGCAATGGGTGGCGGTGCATAACGATGACACTAGACGAACTAAAAAGTCTAGTAACACCAGAGGGCGTTCAACGCGCCCTCGATAATCAAATTTATGACAGCCTCGTCTACGGTGATGGACACAACATCACCGACTCTTGTAACAGCGCGGCTGTGTGGTGTTACGGCTACCTAGCCAAAACAGGCAATATCAACCGAGCGTTTAATGCCTCTGATAAAGAGGTTCTGTCTGCTGCCATGGTGCAAATGGCCATCTATAAATTAGGTGCGCATCACTTCTTCAATCTTGAAGCCCCTGAAGAGCTGGCATACGCGCTCATCGATTCCATTCTTGGCATTAATAAAGATGACACTGGCACATCCACCTACGTCGGAGCCGCAGTAGCAAAAGATGAAAAATCTAACATTGTTCACAAACCTGGTCGCAGGTTTGCCTTCTGGCGTCATTGAAGACTTCTACCCCCAACCGACAGAGATTGGCTCTGAGTCTGTCAATGTCACCAACTATTACTTTGGTGCGATTCGAGCCATGATGCTTGATGACCAAATCAGCTCGGACGTTGATATGCGCCATGCGTTCGCTTCTCAAATTCCGTTCATTATCGAAGGCTCACAGACAGACATTGCTAACGCAAAAGCCATTCTTGGTGAATTGGATATGGAAGATTTGATACTGCGCATGCTGACAGCAGCAGAGTTTGGGTATCGTCCAGTTCAAATCCAGTGGGAGCAAGACGGCGCAAATGCCATTCCGGTAGAGTCCGAAGCCAAGCGTCCTGATAGCTTTTATATTCTACGTGATGGTGGTGTCGCGTATCGAAACACCTATGGTGAAATTCAACCTGTGCCAGCAGGCCGCATCATTCCAGTGACACGTGAACGCACCAGCGACAAACCTTATGGGCATTCTATCTTGGAACCGCTCTGGCCTATTTGGCAAACCAAGTGGGTAAACTGGGCTAATCTGGAGCGTCTTGGCGAGAAGTATGCTATCCCGAACGTGGTTGCATTAACCGATTCCTCAGATAAGAAACAACTGCAAGCGGTTGCTGATTCTCTCGCACCATTACAGAACGGCGATGTCGCTGCGGTTAGCGGTGTAACGAGCATTGAAGTCATCAACCCTGAAGGCAAAGTGACGGAAATCCTTGATGCGATCAAATACATCGATAACAAGATCACTTATCGGCTAACAGGACAAACGCTTTCATCAGGTAACCAGGCATATGGTTCGCGCTCAATGGGAGAAACACACCAGCAGAATGCGTTCTTCTACGCTAAGGCGGATGCAAAGATGGTGTTCAGGGCGCTCAATCAAACGTTATTCAAATGGATATTCCAAGCGAACAACATGAATGGCCGTATCCGCATGCGAGTAGACGATAAGAAGTTTAAAGCGCTTATCAAGTCCGCTGTCACTGACGAAGATGGCTCTATTCAATTATCCGACCCAACGGAGGCGAAACATCTATGGCTGTTCTAACAGACGTGGAGCGCGCTGAAAAAGACAACCTGACCAAAATGGAGCGCCTCGAAAATGAGGCGCTTTCTTTTACGGCCAATAAACTGTCTAGTGCAATCACTAGAGCCATTAAAAGTGGCAATGACGACATCGATGCGTTCATGGGCGCGTACACGGCAACGTATACTAACTCTATGATGGTGAGCTGGTTGCTAGGCCAAGTGCATATCATCAAACAAATCGATGCCAGTATCGAACTGGCCAATGCACCTATTACCCTTGCTGTTGACCCTGTACCATTTCAAGAAGCCATTGATGCGCTGTCATCAATGATACCTGCAGACAGCAAAACCTATCGCCAGACCGAAGCGTCTATGAAGCTGCGCGCCTTTACTATTGCCAATGTATCGAGTCTCGATGCCGTTAATAGGGTAAAGAAGCTTTATGAAGATGCATTAAATGAAGGTCAAAGCCGCTCAGAGGTGCTTCGCAACCTGGATGCGTATCTTGAGCAAGTCGGCATTGCACAGGCGAACCCATACTGGCTTGAGCTGCATTATCGCAACAACATGATGACCGCATACAACGCAGGTCGATGGACACAGATTGCGGACAATGATTTGGTCGAGTTCTTGGTCTACACATCAGTAATGGATGATGGCACCACCAAACTCTGCAGAAAGTTGGATGGCGTGGCCAAACCAAAGAACGATGAGTTTTGGATTGAGTTCTATCCACCAAACCATCATAAATGCCGAGGTACAGTGTCGGTACTAACCAGAGAACAATACGACAAACTGCCATCTAGCAAGAAGTCGCAATACACCAAAATTACCATTGACTCGATGCATGAAAACGACACTTTCTCTAAAGAGCATCAGTTTAGAAGTTCACCCCTTGTATCGATGCAAGCCTTGCCAGAGTCCTTGGCTACCAATGCTCAAGAGTACGGCCTTACCAATAAAGTGCTGAATTATTCATACAAGCAGAGCAAATCCGTTATCCAAGAGCAAATTAATCAAGCGACTAAAAGCAGAGTGTCCACTGCTGTTCTCGACAAAGCAATTAAAGAAACGCCAGCGCTCAATCCGTTTAAAGAAAAATTAGCCGGCACAAATCTCGATGATGTTGATGGCATCCTATTTGGCTTTGATGAACTTGATGGCGGCGAGTGGCTGCCGACGCTGCAGTATCAGGTTGCATTAGATAATCAGCACGTAGCTGTAATGCTGGTCTCCGCGTTTGAAGAATCGAGCGTTTATAACGTGAAGTATTTCACCAAAGGCGAACTGGCCAAGCTGCAAGCCGAGTTTGTTAAGTTGGATACGAAGTAATAAAAAAGGGCCAGATTACCGGCCCTTCTCGTTACACTAAAAATTTATATTCATCTTGCGTTGGGAGGGTATTATCCCCATCAACAACATGCCCACTGATTTTGCAAAGTAGCCGATAGTTCATAGGGGCATCTTTCGCAATGTTTTCTACTGATACAATGAGATCGGTTGACTTAGTTAAAAGAGCTTTGATGTCTCGCGCTAGATATCGAGGACAGTAGCCTACAATTTCCGCAGGGTCTTCTGCTCTAACAATTACCGCATGGTTGTCATATTCATTTTGACAATCTAGACAAAGTCTTAACTGTTCACCTTGTTCTAAAGCGTCGATTCGGCGTTGTGCCGATTTAGATAAGTGACTAACACCATGTAAGAAAAAGTAGTGTTCAAAAGAACCACTTTCATTGATATTAATACGACGAAACATTTGAAGTTGATCTGTACCTCTCATGCCACCAGATCGAGCTAAAATATTTACTGGTGTAACTTCATCATCTTTAAGTCCTAACCATTTAATAAAGCGAGGATATTCAGGTCTTCTCTCTGACAATAGACGATTATGAAATAGAGGAAACAATTCAATAGATACATACGATGTATGTAAGTCTTCCATTCCGCTAAATGGGACAAAGTTTGAGGAACTTGTCGCACCTTGTGTGTAACGAAATTCAAAGCCTTCTTGTGTATCAGTAAGGGCCCCAACGACATGCCAGTCTCTTGTATCTGGCGATTGCCAAGCTAAGTAAACCGGATTGTTTTTAGTCATCTGTTAGTAACCTATTTTTGTTTTCAAGTACCATTTGTAACGCAAACTGTTTTGCTGTGTCAGTTATCACTTCTTCTGGAATTTTATCAAAAATTTCGTGGATTTTATCATCACTTAATCCTTCAAGTCTGCTGAGCCAAAATTTTTTAGCTTCTTCCCTTTTTTCTACCGCAGTAAAAAATGCATCAGTAGTTAGCATTGGCTTTTTGTCGGTTTTGAATTTAAATAACTCCGAACGAGCCTTTCGTACAAACTTACCAACAGTCCTGTTTTTATCTTTTGTCTTTAAACGTTCATCACGTTCAATATCTAACAACTCTCTACCTAAGCTTGCAGCATGATCGTAAGTTTCGCACAAATATTTTTCTTTAGATTCGATATCCATCACGATAGCCCAGTTTTCATGATGTCTATCCTGATTACTAATCAAAGCATCTAACAAAAGATAGCCGCAAAAAACATCACCCGCATTTAATCCATCAATACAATCCCATCCCTTGGGAGGTTGCACGTCTGTTCTATCTAGACAACCAAGAACCCTGCTTATGGTATGTTCTTTCACTCGAACAAACTTTTGGTTTTGCTCCATTGGAACTGGGTAATTTAAAGGACTATCGGCATGTAAAACTTCATTACCCATGATCATTCGATTTGAACTTGGGATTACGTTTGGTGACACGACGCCCATACGTTCATTAAGCATCATTTGAGCTATTTCGTAAGTTACATGAGGTATACCCAGTTCTTTACATAGTTCCTCAGCAATTTTTTCAGACCAATGCTCTCCCGTATTTTCTCTGGAATACTTAAAAAGCCAGCGTCTTGTCCCACCTTTAAACCAAAACCAAAATTTTTCTTTGGTCCCCAATTGCTCCAAGTCATCAGGGCTAACATATAAGCGTTTAATTTCAAAGGTCATAACGTTGAAATGTTGGATGGGTAATTTTTATCAATCTATCAAAATTAATCAAACTAAACCAGAAATAACACATTAGGGGTTATCAATAAGTGAACTTGCTCAGCATCAATATTGTGGCGCTTAGCCCCAATAATGACTGGATGGTATTTGTCACGAATGTAATGGTTCGTGGCAATTTAGAAACACCCAATAAGGTCTATTTCATATGTTGTTTGATATTAAAGAAAACCAACAAATCCTCATTAAAGCTATTTTAAACGCCGTTAAAAGCAACCAACCAAGAGAAAGTGCCTGTGACGTTGCATTCTATGTAAACCCAACAATGCACCAAGTAACCTCTGTAGGTATGATGTTCATCGTTGAACAATTGAAGGTGCTTGGCGCAATCAAAAGTATAGATGGATCTCTTGCTCTGACTTTTGAGGGTGGTGATTTGTTGCACAAGCTATCAGCAGCAACACTGACCACTGTGTAACTATACAGTGATTCTGTGATAAGCTGTTTCTGTGTTTTGATGCCTTGAGTACCTGAGACCCAGTAACGCTGGAGAGGAAGCATTGAAACGCCGCCAGTCTCATTTGAGGCTGGCGGCTTGCTTTGTATTCAAGGCTCTTTTCAATAAGGAGACCAGAATGCACAAACACACCTTACACAACAATCAATTGACCCTCGTTAATGCTGATTGCTTACAGCACCTTAAAACACTTGATGACAACTCTGTCGATCTCATTCTTACCGACCCACCGTATTTTAGAATCAAAGCCAATGCATGGGATAACCAATGGGCAGATGTCGAAAGTTTTCTTGCATGGCTTGATGAAGTGCTAGTGGAATTTTGGCGTGTACTAAAACCCAACGGCAGCTTGTACCTGTTCTGTGGTTCGACGCTCGCTGTAGATACAGAAATCTTAATGCGTTCTCGCTTCGAAGTGCTTAACCACATTATTTGGGCTAAGCCGTCAGGGCCGTGGAGACGAATGCATAAACCTGACCTTCGCAAGTTCTTTCCTTCAACGGAACGTGTGCTATTTGCTGGTCACTATGGTTCGGAAGGTTTTGCTAAAGGTTCTTCTGGATACGCCACTAAATGTAAAGCACTGAAACAGGAAGTGTTTAAACCACTAATTGACTACTTTGCTAATGCTCGTAAAGAACTGGGCATTACTGCAAAGGAGATCAACCATGCTACCAACTCTCAGATGTGCTCGCACTGGTTCAGCGCAAGCCAATGGAAATTGCCAAGTGAACAACAGTACAAGCAGCTGCAGGCGTTATTCAAGGCGAAAGCTGGAGAGCTAACCAAAAGCCATCAAGAGCTGCATACGCAATACCAATCGTTGCAGGAAACTTACCAGACTTTGGTTAAAGAATATGATGATCTAAAAACTCAATATGAAACGCTTCGTCGTCCGTTCTCAGTGACAGCAGACGTACCTTATACCGATGTTTGGCAGTTTGAGCCTGTACAGTATTATCCTGGTAAACATCCATGCGAGAAACCAGCTGCAATGCTTGAGCATGTTATTACGACAAGCAGCCGAGAAGGTGATGTGGTACTTGATGCGTTTATGGGAAGTGGATCAACAGGTAAAGCGTGTTTAAAGCTGGGACGTCGGTTTATCGGTATTGAGTTTGAAGAGGAAACGTTTGATACAACGTTGAAGCAGTTACAAGCGCTTAGCGCAGAATAAAAGGTAATAGAAAGGCATCGGCGCTAACCGATGCCTTTTTTAATGTTCCAGGTAATCACTAGACTGCATGATGTCTGACATGGCATCACGTAGCTGCTGTTGAAGCTCTGGCGTCATGTTTCTAAGTGCGGTCACGATGCTGTCAGACAGTGCCTGGGCTTGCTCTTCGGAAGCGCCAGTGAGTTCAACTGTGATTTGAGGAGTGAACTCGATTTGAATCATTGGTGCCGTAGGTTGTCCAGTGACCATGGTGTCGTTCGAGCTATCCACTAAGTTTTCTACTCGCTTAACTTCTTCATCACCATTAAATGCATCGTAAAGCCATTCACCAACTTCTCGGCCAGCCATATCACCACCGATGCCGCCAGCTATCATTCCACCAGGAACGGGAGCGAGCGTACCAGCAACACCACCGATAGCGCCACCCACAATGCCACCCACATCCTCCCATAGTCCTCGATTGTCTCCGGTTGCGATATCGCTAGCAATCATTGCACCATTGATAGCTGTACCTATGAGCGGGGCGTTTTTTAATCCTGGTATCTTATTGGCAAACTTGGTCACGTTGCTAAAGCGACTTACCTTTGTTAAATCAGCTGCGTTTTCCGCTGCTGCCCCAGCAGCCACATTGATAGTTTTACCTGTTAACCAACCTTTCGCTTTTTTCAAGGCAAAAAGACTGCCAGCACCCAAAGCGGCCGTTTCGATAGCAGAGGATGCATACCCAGCCGATGGATTCTCAATAACAAAATCGGTAAAAGACTTGCTAAGGTCTTGGATAGCGCTCGATAAACTATCCTGAGATTCAATTAAGCCAGCAGTGGATTCATCAACCACTGATTGTGCAGAGCGTGCGGCATCTGTTCCTTGCTCAAACTTAGTGCGAGTGCTTTGAGCAAGCTCTTTTAAATTGAGGTCATGAAGGAATTTGTCAGGATTGTTGAGCGCTTTAATCATGGCCTTTAAGCCTTTGATGCCCACATCCTCACTGAGTATCGTACCACCTGCCGCTTCGAGAATAGGCTTAACCACTCCTGGGGCTTTTTCCATTACAGGAACTAAACTCTGCATGAATGCAGCATAGGCTTCATCGGTGCCTTGTCCTGTGTTTACTGCGTTGCGCATTCTTAATGCTGCAGTCAAGACGTTCTTGCGCTCCTTATCATCGGCAATAGCTTCAATAGCACCAGTCGTGCTGTCATCACCGACTAGCTTGGTAAACTCACCTTGATCACTAAATCTTGCTTGGAAACTTTCTTTTAAGCCGTCCGCCAACTTGTCATAGTTCCATACGCCAGCCTGACGACCTGCGGTTAATACAGCAGAATATTGATCCAATGAAATCTTATCGCCAAGCAAAGGGGCGTATTCTGCAAAGGTATCTAAGAGGTCATGGTTGTCATCACCAGTTGTCTGTCTAATTGCCGCAATGCGTTGAGCGGCTTCATCGATGCTGACGCCAAACGCCTTGGCCGTATTACCAATGGCTCTCGTTAACTCTTGTGGGTCAAAGTCAGGGAAGACTTCATTGAGGCGCACAGTGGCAGCAGTCAGAGCCATTGTGTCCTTGTCATCAAATCCTTGCGTTCTGGCTAGAGCTTGCGCTGTAAATATTTCGCCACTGGTAGCACCATCAGCAACTAAAGACGCTCGGAACTTGCGCTGTTCTTCCGTCATTAGCTCAGACATATCTGTGCCAGTTTGAGCTGCATACATGCGCATGTGCTTTTCCATGTTGTCACCACGAAAAAGCGTATAACCTGCTGCTGCCGCGATGCTGCCAACGACACCTAGTTTGTCACCAAGGCCTTCCATTTGGGCACTGGCATTGCCAAACTTATTGAGCGCTTGAGTTTGCTCTTTTAAGGCGCTGGTGGTCTTCTCTATTTTGCTTTGCAGTTTGGCTTCTTCACTAGATAAATCGTTCACATCAATGCCAGCTTTTGATAGAGAGCCGCGCATGCGCCGTAACTCTCGTTCGTTCTCATTGCTTGAGGATGTGAGATCTTTATTTTGTTTTTCTAGTTTGCCCAACTCTCGTCTATGACGTTCAAACTCCGATGTGTCGCTTGCCTCTTTCTTGAGTTTCTTGAGTGCAGCGTTGTGCTTTTCAATCGACGTTAGGGTTTTGCTTTCCGCTTTACTTAAGTCATTAACATCTACACCCACTTGTTCTAGCACTTTGCCTAACTTACGCATTTGACGTTCGTTATCACGAGAGCTGGTGGTGACGTCTCGATGTTTCTTTTCTAGCTTTTGCAGTGCTTGCAGTTGAGGCTCAAGCATATCTTCACTTTGCGTGCCTTTCTTGATCTCCTTTTTCAGCTCCGCAATGGATGCTTTTTGTTTGTCGACGGCCAGCTTACTCTGCAGCTGCTGTTTTTCTAAATCACCAAGGGCTTGCTTGGCCTTTTTATAAGCGGCAATGTCACCAATGGTTTTATTGAGACTTTTGAGTTCGGTTCCTAATCGCTTAGACTCCTGGGCAGATTCTTTGCTTTGCTTATCCAGTTGGCCAAGTGCAGCTTTGTGCTTTTCAACTGCGCTAGTATTTTGCTTTTGTTGCTCTTGCAACTCTTCAAGTGCTTTTTGAGCTTTTTTGAATTTAGTGATGTCACCTGTCGTTTTTTGAAGTGAATCCACTTCTTTACTCAAGCGTTTAGTTTCTTGCTCGATGGCTTTTGACTTGCCTGAAAACTCGTCCTGAATGCCAACAAGAAGCTCTAGAGCATAACCGTTACTTTGTTTTCTTGTTGACATTGTTGAATCTCTCAATCATGTAAGACATCTCATGCCAGTTCATGCTCATTAGCTCTGAGACTGACACATTCATCTTGGAGTTTTTATTGGATAGCGACTCAAACGCCTGGTTGAACATCTCGCTACTCATTCGAGCCAGGCTTAAACCTTTCCCAGCATGTGTGACACGTTTGCGTAGTCCTTAACTGCCAGCGAATCAACAATGCAGTCAACAGGTAGCTGAGTGCTTTCAGTTAATGCAGCTTCATCAACTCGAACGAAGTTGTTCTCTTGAGTCGTTTTCATTTCCAGAACACCAAATCGGCAAGTGTCCGCAATAAAGAAGGCGCGAACTGCATCGATATAGACATTATCAAATTCACCAATTGACCACTGCTCTGCATGAATGCGATCTCGAATTACAGCTTCACGCTCTCGAATCATGCAGTCATAGACCTTGCCATTGTATTTGATAGAGGCTTTAAGTGGGCAGACGTCGAACTCAACGATGCACTGGCCAATGATGGAGTCCGTCATTTGAACTGGTTGCGATTGTTCCACCATATCAATGTTTGATGATTCTATTGTTAGTGCTTCTTGAGCCATGTTTTAAACCTCTTTTAAAAGACGTTTAAAGCTTATCTGTAAACCGTCACAACCAAGGCAGCTGCCGCGCGCGCGTAATAAAGATAGATAACATTTGGTCATCAAATATTGGAGTGAATCATGCTGCCAAAAATCCTTAAGAAAGACATTCGAATGCAAGCACTCTATGAGTTGACCGTCGAAGAATTTAACTCATTGCGGACTGTGATAAAGCGATTGGACATCATGGATGTCTATAACGTCGATGCGTCGTTTTTACCCTGGCTTGCGTGGTGGTTTCGAGTTGATGCGTGGGATGATGAATGGAGCGAAGAACGTCAAAGAGAATCGATAGCAAATGCTCTTATTTTACGTAAGTACAAAGGTACAGTATGGGCTGTAGAGCACGCACTGGAGCTATCTCTATTCGATGCCGTCGTTGTACCGTGGTACGCAATGGTCCCCGAAGGTACGCGAGGCACATTCCGCATCGATGCCATGCCGAGTGATAGCCGCAGTCTAACTCAAAGTGACTACGCAACGTTTATCACTCTCACTGAAAGCAACAAGCAAGGTTCGCAGCATTGGAAGGGCAATATCAAGCACGACCCAAGTCTAGGCTCTGCATATGCAGCGCCAGTCATCCGAACTCGCAAGCGCTGGGTGTCAAAAAGCATTATGCCATTGTATGTCTCCGATATATCTATCGAACCAACAAGCGCGAGCATTCGCGAACATGAGGGGACGATTTCAGTGTCTACAACAGTGAGCATGAGTGATGGCACAACAACACATGACGTGCGATATGAATCCAGCGACCCTAGTATCGCTATGGTGAATGACGGTGGCCAAGTGTCCTATGTTAGTGAGGGAGTTGTAACTATCTCTGCAATATCAACGTTCGATGACATCAGTCGAGCGGAATGCGAAATAACCACTATTGCCATTACTTTTGTTATGACAGTGGGTGCAGGCACCTCAGCGGTTGGCTTCAGTTCATCTAGTTCAAGTTTTGGTGGATTGGAACCGAAAGACTGGAATGAAGGCGCTAGCACAGAAACCCGACGAGTTCACGTTGATATCGACACATTACAACTCACGCGAAGTGCCGCATCGGTTGGTACTCTCCTTTACAACAAAGACTACACCGTTGGAGCTGCGTTTTCGACATCTGCGCCTACATATTGGGATCTAAAATGGAACGAGTATGAGGCTGTTAAATTTGAATTCGTTGATGTCGGTGGGAATGAACATGTGAGTAAGCCTATCCCGTTTTCAAGTAAAGGTGGCAACTACAGGATTGATGAATCTAACTACGATTTAGAAACCTTCAATTGGTTGTATGACCGACGAAATCAAGATGTATATATTTATGTAAAGGACGGAAGTGACGATGTCTAATGATTACTTTTCTTATGTGACCAACGTCGGTGTTGAAAAAATTGAAGCCGCCTACAACGCAGGTGAAACCATCAATTTAATCGAGATGGCCATTGGGGATTCAAATGGTGCTTATGTGGTGCCTGATTCTAGTCTCACGAACTTGGTCAATGAGTTTGCACGAGTAGCACTCAATGATGCATCTACAGATGGCCACTTGATTCATGTCATTTCATACATCAAACCCACGGCAGAGACAGCGGAAAAGACGCTACGCGAATACGGTATTTATGACGATGAAGGGGACATGATTATTTATGGCGCGTATCCGGAGTCTCTTATTCCGAGTTTAGATAGTGCCGAGTATCTACAACTGGAAGTCGAGAACATCACAGAGCTAGAAAACGCTGATGTTGTGAATGTGACAGTGAGTCCTATTGTGCCTTACGCAACAGAGACTGAAGCAGGCATTGCCAAAATCATCAATGACGATGATGTTGAAGCTGGCGTTGATGACTCTAAAATACTGACTATTTCAAAGATGCTTAAGCGTGTCGCAACTAGCGTTAAAGCAGGCGTGGCACGATTTGCAACCAGTGCAGAAGCTATCAACGGCACTGACACTTCAGTGATGTTAAATCCTAGCTCTGGCTTGGCTTTGTTAAAGTCTCGCATTTCAAGCGCATTAGACGGCACGAGAACGGATTACACTGCAAGTGAATATGCACTGAGCCAAATAAACACAAAAGCAAGTAACGCTCAAAGCACAGCGGATAACGCAGTAAATTTAGCTAACGCCGCTCAAGACGCTCTTGATGCTTTCAAAGCAGAAGACAACCCATTCCCTCAGTATCTACACAACGACGAACATGCTACGCAAGCACAAGCGGAGGAAGGCACTAGCGCAGGTGTTTGGATGTCACCGCTTCGTACTGCGCAACACTTTCTATCGAAGCTGTCTGATAAAATAGATGGAACAAGTCATGAGTTAGCCGCTTCCGAGTATGCTCTTGGTTTGGTGAACGCAAAGGCTCAAGAAGCTCTTGATGATGAAAAGCTACATTGGGTTAAGGTTGCATCAGGGAGTTGCTCTATCCCTTGGAAGAATGGAACGACAGGAGTACTGGCTGGGACGATAGAAACAGGCTACTCAGTAAGCTCTCGCAAACACTATACAGGGCGATTCAAAGTTAACATTTTATCAGATGGCACTGCTGAATCATCCGATCCAACGAACTGTTGGTGGTCGTTCAAAGGTGAACCAAGAGAAGTGACATATTGGAGTGGCACGCCGCAAGTAGTTATAGATGTGTATGCGTATGGTGCAGGCTTAGTCAGCGGCACTGGAGGAACAAGTTGGGAATTATGGGAATTGCAGGCATAA